TCCGAGTTCATAGAAAAAATCACATTATCTTGTAAAGTCGCTTCATCAACACGAATAAACATCTCAAGCGTAAAATCACCTTCTTCAAATTTTAATTGTTCAGGCACATTACCAGAAACTACATAATCATCAATCGCTAATTCTAACGATGATTTTCCAAATTTTTTAATTTTATCATTGTTATGGGCATTATTTTTATAAGTAAGAGTTAAATCATCATTTTCTGTAGATACAGGACTTCCAATAGTAGTAGGATCGCTTAGAATAACATGTTCTACTCCGTTATACTCAGTAACTTGATATACGTTAGATAAAGGTAGTCGTGAAATCATGACAGACGTTTTACCGCCGTCAAAAATTTCAGAGTAGTTATTAGCTAAAATCTCTTGTCCAATGTAATGTTCTACAACACCTGTAGCATAGTTAATAATATTTGATAACCTAGCATCCGATGTAGTAGAGTTAATGCTTAAGTAATCTTTTACTTGAGCCAATGTTACAAATGGGTATTTTCCTAAGTTTTCTTCTAATCGATCAACCATTTTGTCACCTATTCTTCGTCTTCTTCAGAGTCTTCGTCTTCCTCTTCGTATTCCCATTCATCTTCTTCGTCTTCTTCCCACTCTTCCACTTCAGGTTCGGGAGAAGCTTCTAAAACTTCTTCTACAGGAAGGGGGTTTCCAGACCATTCAGCTACCATACCTTCTGTAGCTTCTACACTGTAACCATTTACACGGCACCAGTGACGAGCATCTTCAATTTTCAAAATATCGCTAGGAATATTAGCCATTTATGTCTCCTTAATAATTATAATAAAAAGGGAGGCGATGACCGCCTCCCCCTGTTAGACTCACTGATGTAATCTTTACGATTAACCAGCAGCAATAGTAACAGCGTAGCTGTACTTAGAGCTGTCAAGAGCTGCGCTCGAATTGGTTGTCAGAGCTTTAAAGTCAAAGCGTGTGCTCATGTACATCGCTGTGACCTGCTGACGTGGTTCGTATTCGCTCTCGATTTCAATACCACGACGTTCTGCGATCATAAAGCCAGGCTTATAAAGCAGTACGCCAAGGTGGTTACCGGTTGAACCTACGTTATCCAGGAACTCAGAGATAGCTACTGGGATACCGTATACAGCACCAACAGAACCTGTCAGATATGTCGCATTTGGACCAAACTTATCGACTGTGCGGAAGTCTGATGTCTGAACGAGGTTGTTGTAACCTTCGATTGAAGTAACAAACACAAGGTCATTACCCAACTGAAGACCGTACTTACCAAGTGAAGTACGAGCAGATGCGATGTCTGAAGGATCAGCTTTATCGTTGGCAGAACCTGTTGAAACTTCCAAAGAAGCATCAGATGTCAGGTTAGTAATACCTTCGATAACAGAAGCATAACCAGTACCAGCGCTGATAGCATTGGTTGGTGAAGCTGTGAATCCTGTCAAAGCACCTGTACCACGAAGGATTGACTTATCAATCGCACGTGCGAGGCGGCGAGTAGCAGCGGCACGCAAGAAGTCGAGCAGAGGAAGAACTGTATCTTCTTCTTCATCCTTAGCGAGGTGAGTTGTTGCCATAAACTTATGTGGAGTAAAGTCCACTGAGCTAATGGAGTTTTGGTTTGAAGTTGGTACGTTAGAGGTGTCACCAATGCCAGTAGCGAATGTACCGCTCTTGAACATTGCAACATCACCGTCAGTATCTTCGTCAGCGACTGGTACGCGGAATGTCTTCGCGTCTACTGCCATGCGGTTAAACATAGGAGCAATTACCAACTGCTGTTCCATCTCTGTATAAATGTTTTCAGAGAAGTTGCTCAGGAATTGATCAACAGATGTGACAGCTTTCATACGTGCGCCGTATTTAGTGTCAAAAACGTCACGCTTACCAAGAGCTTTAGAAAGAATAACAGCGTTAGCCATTTCTTTTTCTGAGAACTGCTCTTTACGTGAAGCTTCCTGGTACTGCATTTTAGAATGCTGCAGGGCTTTGATTTCGTCCTGGTATTTAGCCATCTGAGCTTTTAACTCAGCTAACTCTTCGCTTGCGCGAGTATCAGATTTTTCAAAATCTTGATTGTCTGACTCTTTTAAAATAGCTTCACCGGTCTTTTTAACCAGATCTGCAACTTGAGGCTCAGACACTTGAGCTACAGGAGTAGCTTCTTTTTTAACTTCGATATCTGCTTCTTTAGCAACAGATTCGATGTCGATTGTATCTACGACTTGATCAGCCATTTCGTCGTTCTCCTTTGTAGAATCTTCGTGAAGCTCTTTAGTCAGACTTTCGTTAGAAACCGTGTCTTCACTGTTTTGATTTTTTGTGACTTGTGAAAGTTCATCTGCATTCACATTAACAACATTATCACAGTCATTTCCTTCAGCGTCAACCTCTAAAAATTTAAAGATTGGCGATTGGGCGGTAGCGATCTTTGCTACCCTATACATTTTTTCTTGGTAATTTACTAAATCACCATTTTGAAGTTCGCTTGCGTCTGCGGAAAGCAAGTTAACAAACGGGATTGAATCATCAGGATTTCTAGCATACATGCCGTCTTCCTCATCTTCATCCTTTTCCATTTCGTCTTCATTAGCTTCCTCGGCCTCAGCTTTGACTTCAACTTCTTCAGTTTCAGCTTTTTCTTCAGTTGTTTCTTCTGACTTAGCTTCCGTTGTTTCTTCAACAACTTCAGTTACTTCTTCAGAAACTTCCTCAGATTTAGCCTCTACTTCAAGCTCCGTTACTTCTACTTCAGCTTCATCAGCTTTAGCTTCAATAACTTCTTCTTGTTTAGAGTTACTCATTGCTTCCTCCTCGGTTGGAGACATTGGACGTTCGTTGACAACTTCGCCCTCCTCCATATCTTGAACGGGAATCCCCATCATTGTAATATCGTGTGTATGACCTTCGGCCTCCAACACAACACCAGCAACAATCTTATGAGCGTGATTTTTCATGTGAGATGCGTAGGTTGTTACACCATTTCCACTTTCATCCATTTCAACGGTATGATAGTGTCCATCGCTCATATCTGTGATTCCTGCTTTAATTTTACGCATCATCTTGATTTCTTCTTCACTTGCTTCTTTTAATGACTTTTTAAATGTATTAAATTCATCTTCAGAATCAAATGATTTGCGAATAGAAAATAGAGAGTCTTGGTTACAAGGAACAGAAACTACAGAAATTTCAAGAAGTTCTACATCAGTAATTAACATAGAATCATCTTCACGATTGTACTTTCCGTCTTTTACTCTGAATCCAACAGAAAAGCTTTTTAAAGCTCCATCTTTAATGAGAGTTTGAACCCCAAGATTCTTTTCAGCAGCATCGCTTACTAGTCCTTCGACAAAAATTCCTTTTTTATCAACTGTAACTTTTTCAAACTTACCAATAGGACAGTCATGTTTGTGTTGATAAAGCATGACAGGATTTTTAAGAAAGTTTTTAACTCCCTTAGCCCATGCTTCGGCTGTTACTACATCACCAGCGCGATCTTTAGTAATTGTGTTGGCATAGCCAGCAATTTTAAGACCACGTGTCTTTTTAGAAACGCCTTTTGTCTCGAAAGAACTGTTTAAGTAAAATGTTTTATTCATCAGTTACTTCCTCTATAGAATCTGATTCCTCTTGCGAGGGTCTTCCACCTTGGGTTGCGTCAGTTGCGCTACCTGTGATGTTTTGTGGTACTCTTAT